TATTGACAGAATTATCTGCTCACGAATATCGCGAGAAGGGTAAAGTAAAAGTTGTTAAGAGAGATCTAAAAGGTCATCTGATTGTTGATGATGGCCACATAACTGGATATGAGGATGTTATGTATACCATTACTGCGGGCGAGCCTATTCATTTGCGCAAAACACCAATTGTTGTTAAGCGCGGAGATGATGGTCAACCTATCCCCACTAAGTATGGTGATTGTGGATCCTTGGTTTTAGTTGAAACCCCAGTTGGATGGAAGATCCATTCAATGATCGTTGCTGGTGAGCATGCCAACAATGGTGCAGCAATAATTCTCAAAGCTGATCATTTCAGTCAAAGGAAAGTGTTGTATGCCTTTGAATCGGAAAACCCAAAGTACCTGCAAGGTACTTCTTCTTCTGGACCTATGTTAACCCAACATCCAGAACATAACATGGCCACATGGAGTGGCGGTGGTTTTGGTGAGGTTATCGGTAGGTTCAAAACACGTATTCAAGGTAATTCTCGAGTATGCTATACCAAACATGGTGAAGAACTTGAAAAGTTACTTCCCATTGCTGAGGTATGGAGTGCTCCTAAAATGAGAGTTGTCTGTGAAGATGGAATTTGGCTCAATTGCTGGGCACTATCCATGAAGCATCAAATTAATCCAGCTACTGGATTTAATGAAAATGCTTTGCGTCTTTGTATGATGGCTTATTTTGAAGATGTTAAGGCAGGTCTTGGTGAACGCATTCACGAGATCAGACCTTACACTTTAACGGAAGCTATCAATGGTGTTAAAGGAGATCCTTTTGTCAACCGCTTGCCAATGAACACTTCTGGTGGGATGAGATATCCTGGTGGAAAACTCAAATGGCTTGTGGAAGACGATGAAGGACTTTTGCACCCTGGACCCGAGCTTCTTGAAGAACTGCACGAGGCAGAAGAAGCTTGGCAATCCAATAAAACCCATGGTTTTATGCTTAACGGTTGTCTTAAAGATGAACCAGTTACTCAGAAGAAAGCCAAACTTGGTAAAACTCGCGTTTTTACTATGGCTGATTTTAGTCTTATCATTCTTGAGCGTATGCAGTTTCTCGGCATTGCTAAGATGATGATGACTAACACATTCATTACCGAATGCACAGTAGGTATGAATTGTTATTCTGATCAAGCTGAAGCGTTGTACAATTATCTTACCTGCAATGGTGAGTTGTGCGACCAGATGATTGCTGGTGATTTTGAAAAATTTGACAAGCGTTTATGCGCGCTGATTTTGAAAATCTGTTTCGAGTTTATGACACTCATCTGTAAGGAGAGTGGTAATTTCGATCACGATGATATTCTAAACCAACTTGGTATCGCAACTGAGTTGAGTTATCCTGTAACCAACTACAACGGTGACGTGTACCGTATGTTTGGTGGAAATTCATCTGGTCACTCGATGACAGTTCATTTGAACAGCATTGCCAATAGTATTTTGATGCGTTATGCATTTATGATGACTACTGGTAGGCATCCAAATGCTTTCAAAGAATACGTGCGCTTAGCAACTCATGGTGATGACAATGCTATGTCTTCACGAGATGTTAAGTTCAACCATACTTCTATTGCTGAAACTTTGAAAGCACATGGAATTGGATACACTATGGCAGAAAAAACTGCTGAAAGTGTTCCATTTATCAATATCGAAGATGTTGATTTTTTGAAGCGAAAGTTTCGTGAACTATGTGGCAGAATTGTCATGCCTTTGGATAGACA